GTATTTTTTTTATTCATAATCTACCTCCATAGTAATTTGAATAAGTCAGTTACTGTTTCGACTCTTTTTAGTCTACCTACCTATAAATAGATAAGTACCACTTTCGTGGTCATCAGGGAAAATACGCATTTTCCGACAGAAATTGCCATAATTGGCTTCACCTCCTCGCTTGTGAGAACGAATCAGGGGAGGGTCAAGGGTCTAATGACCCCTGAAATACCCCCCTCTTAAATCGCATCCTAGTAGAAACTCGAAGTGTCTACATAGATTTTCTCGCCAAATGCCAGTTCTTCTGATTGATATGACTTGTAAGTCACACACCAAAAGACTGGAACATCAGGTTCTACATCAGGACTAACATATCCCTCGCCATCAGTGAAGTAGATGAATGCTTGAACATCGTCTACATCGTCTGAAAAATCGTTGAATAAATTAAAGGGAGGGTCGAAGTTAGTTCCACCCCCACCCCTAACAGTCAGTTCTAAATCATCGCCTTGATCTAATTCATAGATATCCCACCACTCGCCCTGTTCATTCTTACGAACAACAGTATCGCAGTAGCACACCCTGATTTTTTCAAGACGACACTCTTCAGCCATTGCCTGTATCTCGGTAGCAAACATATTAAGTTCGTGTTGAGAAACAGACCCTGAAGTATCAATTGCAATAGCCAGTTCGCCACCTTGAGGTGAACGAACCTTACTTGGCAAATTAATACCTCTCCAAGAATGATTTCGATTTAGCCTTGACCATGAATAGTCACTTGCTACGACAGACTGTAAAAGATTACTTAATTCTTCTTTCCAGTCTACTGAAACATCTTGATTAGCTTCAGCCAAACCTTGACCTGAAGAAGTTCCACCCTCGCTCATTCCATGTAGCTTGTCAGCCATTGAAACTGCTCGTTGAATTTCGCCTTTGAGTTCTTGCATTTCTGCATCATTCATTGGCTCACCATCTTCAGTTGTAGCATCCCAAACTTCACCAATTGCAGATGGGATTGAATCAAATGTTGTTTCACCAGTATCGCTACCAGTAGCTTCGCCATTCGACTCACCATCTTGGTCAGATTCGTCAGAATCAGATTCGTCAGAATCATCAGAAATATTATTTCCTTGACCAGTATCAGAAGTTTCTTCGTCATCATCAGAATTTTCACCTTGAGGGTTTTGTTGATTAATCTGATCGATGGCATCTTGCAACGCATCTTCATCTTTAACCAATATTTGATAAACCTCTTCAGCATTCATTCCATGATATTTATAATCAAGACATCCCCCATTAGGAAGTGTGTAGCCAAGATCATAAACGAGATAAGCATTGATCACATAGTCACAAGCAATATTCCAAACTTTTGGATGCCTGTTTCCACGCCTGATCATATGTTCATAAACCACATGAAGCGATTCATGAACAAGTACCCCTTGCAATTCTTCTTCATTGCAACCCAAGACCCATTCAGGAAAATAAAATATATTTTTTCCGTCAGTTGCCATAGTATCGCAACGAGATTGACTAACCTCCACTGGTTTAAGATGTAGGAGGATGGAAGCCATCCCCACATTACCTTTCATCAGTTTTGATCTAGCTTTAATGATATTGTCTAACGCATCAGTCATTTTTTCCACCTCTATAAATTTGACCTAAAAGGTCATCGACAGAAATAGATTCGACAGACTCTTTCATTTCTTTTGAAAAGTCTTTTCTACGCTTGTCAGCAATGTCATCGTCATCTTTTAAAGAATCAATGCCATTGTTCAAACCATTAATACGAGCAACCAGTGTGACCAGTTTTTGATGCGAATCATTAACCAATTCACTATCGCCTAATATGTCCTTATTCCAAACTTCAAGTTGTTCAGGGTAAGTTTCTAGCTTATCGAAGCTAGACTTATTCCAAAACCCTTTTTGTTTGTTTTTAGGGTCATAGTTATGCAATTTATCTGCTAGATCATTCACATCACCAACAATATTGCCGACACATTTATCGACCACCTGTTTAATGTTGTTTCTTGTTCTAGTGATAGCTTGTTGCTCTATCTTTTTTGCAAGTTTCTCGGAAACTCCTAGGCGTATGTCACTGCTATTCCAAGATGGAACAGTAGTGATTTCAAATTCAAATCTGAATTTTCTTTCAATGTCCTCGACTTGAGGAATGTTCCAAGCATCAAATAACTCGCCAAGATTTCTCCTAGCTGTTTCATACTTTTTAGGATAGCTTTTAAGAAAAGCATCAACCTCTTTATCCCACACTTGCTTCGCTTTATCTATTTCAGATTGAAGCTGTTCAAGGTTAGTGTTTGGACATAATCTCCAACCACTCGCAGAATTGCCCTCGCTATCCCTAGAATTATCACTCCAAGGAAGAGTCAATCTGTAATAAAAATCATTTCTAATTCCATTTAAGATTGAACGAAAATATTTATTAATATCTTCACCAAAGACATGAAGTTGAGGATTAACTAATTTTTCATCAGCCAATCCATGCTCTTCAGCCAGTTTGCTTCTGAGTTCTTTATTGACCTTGATGCCACTAGGATGTTTCGCTGTTAGGCGAACCAGTGTGGCATTTTGGTGCAATGTTGTACTCAAATTGTCATCTTCATTTTTCATAATAGACCTCCATCTAATTGTGAAAATTGCTGTTTCGATCTTACGATCAGTTCATCTACAACCTAGTAAATGAACCCCACTTTCGTGGTCATCAGGTGAGAAAAAAAATCTCACGACAGCAGAACAGAAAATATATTTAACTAGTAAATATAAATTCTGTTCCATCCCCTATGCCTAGACTTCTAGGTCTTGATGCTTGATTTTGAATTTGCTATATCTAGCAGATTCAACCACATCAGGTCTAGCACCTACTATCGATCTAACAAAGAAAATTCCAAATTCAGGAGTAGGAAGTTTCTCTACATAATCAACAGCATTAGAAAACCATTTATTAAGCACATTATTTTTGCACTCTTTAATGGAGCTCATTAGTGAAACACAAGTCGCATATTGCAGACCTAGTGAATCAGGGATTTCTACATCTTCGCCATTTAGTATTTTAGGAATGCTTGGAAGCACTTCTTTAGCTAAAGATAGAAAAGACATAAATTCAACACTCGCAGTTTCACCCACATCACCATTGATAAGTTCCTGAAGAATTTCTTCAGGAGGGTTAGTTTTTAAAGTGTCACTCAATCTAGTCCATGCTCTTGGATTAGTTTGAGGGGTTAAGACTTTAGGGTCAAAGTCATAGAGAAAATCAGGCTGAAAATTAATGAACCCCAAAATGTCGTGATGCACATCATTTTTCACAGCCCAAGATAACCAGTCATTAACATTAGACTCAACATTAATCATGGTGCATCGACCAACAACATGACTTGGAAGTTTATTGCTTCCAGCACGATCAGTTGATCTATTTCCAGCAACGACTATCTGCCAACCTTTTGGCAAGTGATATTCGCCTATCCTTTTCTCATAAAGCAATTGACCACATATCGCCTGAAGAGAGGGATGGCATTGAGCATATTCATCTAGAAAGAGAATACCCTCGCCACTTTCAGGAAGATTACCTAAAAAGGCTCTCTTCTGCTTCTTCGCTTCGATAAATGGCAACCCTGATAAGTCATGCGACTCATACAGGCTTAATCGAAAATCCATAAATCCAAATTCATTCTTTTTTGGACTCACTTCATCTTCAACCAGTTTTCGACCATCAGCTAAATCTTCAGCTAGTGATCGAACAATTGCAGATTTTCCAATACCAGTTCCTCCTAAAAGGAATGGAGTATTGAAACCCTTTAATACAGATTTAGTTATCTGTATAGCTATACTTGTTTTCATAATAAGACCTCCATCTTTTGTATGTACAAGTTAGTTTCGTTGACTGGTAAATAAAAATATTTATCCACCATTCAACACCAAGACTAGATAACAAAATGCTATCTAGTTTCGCCAAAATCTCATTGGCTCATCGGTTGGTTTATCCTGTATTTTTTACAGGGTCATCAAGGAAAACATCTCCATGTACAGAACGAATAACATAATTAAGATTTTCATTTATCTTTATTTGTTTATCGTTAATGAATAAGTTTTGCTCTCCCTTGATCTGTTTAAGATAAACAGAATCAGATTTAGGGAAAAAAACATAGGAAAAAATAGCATTTAATCTCTCCCTCGTTGTAGATGTTCCCCACCCACATAGACAGAAACTTAAATGAATATTCCCATGTTTGTTTTTGTATGGATGATTGTTCTCCCACCATGCAATTTTATTGTCATGCAAATAAACTCCCATTTCTCCATTGCTTACCCAATCTGATACTGGGCAAATTCTAGTATTGCTCATCACTTTATTTTTGTTTTCAATAAATGCTTCTGCAATTTCTTTTGATACTTTTCTCATAATTTTAGACCCTCCAGTCTTTTTAATTACCAAGACTAGATAACAAAATGCTATCTAGTTTCGACTGGATTTCACAGTCATCATCAGTTGGTTTAAGGTTTTAGGATGTTACTTCACTTAAGACATAACAGATGTTTCTGAACTTGCATTGTTACAAAATCTCCTGTAATTATAGTGCAACCTAAACCCTCTAAATGCTCTAGTAGTTGGGATGTAAATTCAGGCGTATCTTCTATCCCCTCACACACCACAACCCCATCGTCATTTATAACTTTAGTTATAGTTATTTTATTTTCATCCATAATTTTAGACCCTCCAAGGTCATATTTAATTACCAAGAACAGACAGCAAATTGCTATCTGTTTTCGACTGGATTTCACAGTCTCGTCAGTTGGTTTCGTCTCTCCAAAAATAAGTTAAATAGTCAGTTTTTTCCCAATAGCCTTTTACTGGCTCACTTTGGCAAATTTCCCAATTTAACCATGCAGTAGCTTTAGCTTTTGCAAGTCTTATGTCATTGCATTTTAAAACCAAATAACCACCACATAATGCAATAGCATCAAAATAAATATGATGTCCTCTAGGAGTCACACCAGTTTTATCTTTAACGATAACTACATCTAATTTTTCTTTTCTCATAATTTCGACCCTCCAAGGTCAGTTAATTACCAAGAACCCCTTGAAAGGGTAAGGGCATTACTGCTACCTAGTTTAAGTTTTCGACCTTATCTCAAAGGTCATCTTCAGTTGGTTAAATGAGTGAACGAATTTCATTATCAATTGCAGTCTCAAAAGCTAAACTTATTTGAGTTGGTTTAACAAATTTTGAATTGTTTATCCAAGCAATTGGTTTCAAAATTGAAACACCATAATTAATAATGTCAGTGACTTTTCCCTTGATGATTTTTCTATATTCATAGCCACCTTGGTAGCCACCAATAATAGTTTCTTCACCATTGAAATTGTCTACGACAAATTCGTCATTCTCTTTATTCAATAAATACATAATTACCTCCAAGTAATTAAAGTTATTCGCTACATTGCGAACACCAAGAAGAACCTTTTTACAGGCTCGACTATAAATCGATTTAATCTTTTCGCTAGAATCTCACTAGCACATCAGTTGGTTTATCTCATTCCTATTATGCGCTCCAATATTATGGCAATTCTTTGCCTAATATCTTTTCTAACAAAAGGAAATTGTCTTGGATTAGCTTTCACTATTTCAAGAAGATCATCTAAATCATTTGGAATGACTTCATCAATCAATGCTGATTTAGATTTATAAGATTTAAGTTTTAATCTCAAATCTGCTTCCAAGTTTTTTATACTCATAATTCATACCTCCAAGTATGTTTCTTGAACCCCATAATAGGATTCTCATTCAGGCTGTTAATTCAGCGACAGTTGGAGGACTGTCCCCAAGGTTTCAAAATTTAAGTCTAGCTCTTACCCTCGACAATGCACCTATTTATATCTCTAGACGAGAAACCTAAAATCAAAATAGGTCGATACAATTTATCCCAGTTGGGATTTAGTCCTCTCGTTTAAACTCTCGTAGCCTTGCTTCCCTTGAAGTCTGCCCTCTCGACACCTAGCACATTTTTTTAAAAGGCGATTGTCACTGGCTTCTCACTTAATGGTTATCTTTACCAGTCATTCTAGAACCTTTATAGCTTCTGCTATTTAACCCTCGTGGGCTAATTTACCTTTACTCTTTTCAGAACCCTCGTAGGTAGGTAGCGAATCTTTTAAAGACTTAATCCGTTTGGTCTATGTACGAAGTATATATGAATGGTAGAAAATTGCATCAATTAAATCATCATCTAACTCATCTTATTAGATAGCACAATGTGAGCATTACCAAATACTCATAACTGGTAGATAATATTTCTATGGATAAAGATAAATTTCAGGACAAAAAACCCACGCTTAAACTGGTCAAAGATAAGACCAAATTAACCATGAAACAAAAAGCCTTTTGCGACCTCATCATCAAGGGCAAGTTGGGAAGTCAGATCGAATGTTATATGGAGGTCTATGATGTGGCTCTAACCAAGGAGGGCAAGATACCTAAACACGCCCATGTGGATTGCAGTAGGTTAATGGCTCATCCTAATTGTTCCCTATATATAGCTAACGCCCTGAAGCGTAAGGAGACCAATGCAGTGGCTTCCACTACTCGAACGAGGAGTTATGTTCTTGAACAGCTTATGAAAGAGTCTAGGGAAGCAGACAGTGACAGTACGAGAGTCAGGGCATTGGAATTGTTAGGCAAGACAGTGAACCTATTCAGTGACACCTTGGAGATCAAGGAGAGCAGAACCAGTGATGATATTGAGCAAGAGATAGAGAGCAAAATAGAACAGCTATTAATAGAAGCAGACCAACCCCAATAAGTAGACCCCCCATTTAAAGAATTGTTTCCCACACACATGAATGACCCCCACCCCCCAATATATAATGGAATAACTGACTAACATATATACATAGTGTTTTACTCATAATATGACCTAATTTCATAGACCCCCCCTATTATATATTGCATTTTGCTATCTTTTTTTGCCATATACCCCCTTTTTCAGGTAAAAAGGCTAGGAATCCTACCCCCCCCCATAATATTTTTTAAAATTAAAGGTTGATTTTTATGTGAAGCCATGCAATATTGTATAATCTGTAGATATATATACCTACTACCCAGTGACTACTTATTAAGTGCCTACCTATATGTACCTATTAAGTTCTTTTATTTAAGAGTCATTACCTATTAGGTATATACTAGATAGTAAGTATGAATAAGAATCTACTAAGTAAAGTTAAAAACTTATCTGCTAATCAAAAGCAAGAACTTCTTTCCCTGTTAGAAGAATTAGATAAAGCCAAAGCAAGAGAAAAGTGTCATAACGACTTTATGCCATTTGTTAGGGAGATGTGGTCAGCTTTTATCCATGGTAAACACCATGAGATTATGGCGGATGCTTTCAAAAGAGTTGTTAAAGGTGATCTCAAGCGTTTAATTATCAATATGCCACCTCGACATACCAAGAGTGAGTTCGCTTCTTACCTATTACCTGCATGGTTTTTAGGTAAATACCCAGATAAGAAGATCATTCAGACTGCCCATACTGCTGAATTGGCTGTGGGTTTTGGTAGAAAGGTTAGAAACCTAGTTAATAGTACCGATTTTAAAGATATTTTTCCTGATGTTAGTTTGCAATCTGATAGCAAAGCTGCAGGAAGGTGGAATACAAACAAAGGTGGAGAGTATTTTGCGATAGGTGTAGGTGGTGCAGTTACTGGTAAAGGTGCTGATCTACTTATTATTGATGATCCCCATTCCGAGCAAGAGGGAGCTTCTGCAGACATCAATGTATTCAATCGTACCTATGAATGGTACACATCTGGTCCGAGACAGCGTTTACAACCGAATGGTTCTATCGTTGTGGTGATGACAAGATGGCACAATAAAGATTTAACAGGTCAAGTAGTCGATGCTAGTATAAAGCGTGGCGGTGCTGACCAGTGGGAAGTTATAGAACTTCCTGCCATTATGCCTTCTGGAAACCCCCTGTGGGCAGAGTTCTGGAAGATGGAAGAATTACAGGCTTTGAAAGCCGAGCTACCCAACAGTAAGTGGATGGCTCAATATCAACAAGACCCAACCTCTGAGGAGGGAGCTTTAGTTAAGCGTAATTGGTGGCAAATATGGGAAAACAGAGAACCACCTGACTGTGAATTTATTATCCAGTCATGGGACACAGCTTTTATGAAAAATCAAAGAGCTGACTATTCTGCGTGTACTACATGGGGAGTCTTTTATAAAGAAGATGATGAGGGGATGGTTTCTCCTTTTGTTATTATGCTAGATGCTTATAAAGAACGACTAGAGTTTCCTGATCTTAAAAAGAGAGCAATGGAAAAATACCAAGCCTATAAGCCAGATGCATTTATTGTAGAAGCTAAAGCTGCTGGTATGCCGTTAATATTTGAATTACGAGCTATGGGTATACCTGTACAAGAATATACTCCTAGCAGAGGCAACGATAAGATATCAAGAGTCAATGCAGTTTCTGATTTGTTCGCTTCAGGAGTTATTTATGCTCCTGCAACTAGATGGGCAGAAGAAGTTATTGAAGAATTTGCTGGTTTCCCCAATATGGAACATGACGATTTAGTTGATAGCACTACGCAAGCTCTGTTAAGATTCAGACAAGGTGGTTTTATTCCATTACATTCAGATGAAGAAGATGAACCTTTGGAACATAATCGTATCGCAAACTATTACTAGGAGATTTAATTGGCTATAGAAAGACAACCAGCTACACCTGTAGAAGGAACAATAGAGCAAGAGCCTCAAGCAGAAGAGCTTACCATTGCTATAGAAAATCCAGACTCATTAGCCATCGAAACTGAAGATGGTGGCATGATCATTGACTTTGATCCTAATGCTAAAGAAATAGGCGATGTAGAATTTGATTCTAATTTAGCAGAACATATAGATGATGACATCTTACAAGAGTTAGGCTCTAAACTTATTGGAGATTATACTGGCGATAAAGATTCACGATCAGAATGGGAAGAAACCTATACTAAAGGTTTAGATCAGCTTGGACTCAAGATAGAAGAAAGAACAACACCTTGGTCAGGAGCTTGTGGTGTATTCCATCCAATGCTTAGTGAAGCAGTAATACGCTTTCAATCTCAATCAATTACAGAAATGTTTCCTGCTGCTGGACCAGTCAGAACTAAGATAGTAGGAAAAATAACTGAAGAAAAAGAAAAACAATCACAAAGAGTAGAAGATTACTTAAATTATTTACTGACATATGAAATGTCAGAATACAGAACTGAAACAGAAAAGATGTTATTTTCTTTACCTTTGGCAGGTTCTGCGTTTAGAAAAGTTTATTTTGATCCTAGCTTAGATAGACCTAGTTCTATCTTTGTACCAGCAGAAGATGTTATCGTGAACTATGGAGCAAGTGATTTAGAAACTTGTGAAAGAGCTACCCATGTTATGCGTAAATCTTCTAATACAGTTAGAAAAATGCAAGTTAATGGGTTCTATAGGGATGTAAATATACCTGATGGTTCACAGAAAGACTCTGATATTACCAAGAAATATAACGAAATTACTGGTGAATCAGACACTTTTAACTACGAACAAAGCCATACAATACTAGAAATGCAGGTAGATTTAGACCTAGAAGGGTTTGAAGATACTGATGATTCAGGAGAAGAAACAGGTATCGCTATACCTTATGTTGTCACTATCGATTATCCAAGTGGCATTATTCTTAGTATACGCAGAAACTATTATGAAGATGACTCTGCAAAAATAAGAAGGATGCATTTTGTACATTACCAATACTTACCAGGATTAGGTTTCTATGGGTTTGGTTTAATACATATGGTGGGTGGATTAGCTAAATCAGCTACATCCATATTGAGACAATTAGTTGATGCAGGTACTTTAAGCAATCTACCTGGTGGTTTAAAAGCTAGAGGACTTAGAATCAAGGGAGATGATACTCCTATCATGCCTGGTGAATTTAGAGATGTTGATGTACCAGGTGGTGCTATTAGAGACAACATTACATTCTTACCATACAAAGAACCATCAGGAACTCTTTACCAGTTATTAGGAAATATAGTAGAAGAAGGTAGACGATTTGCCAGTATGAATGATATGAAAATATCTGACATGAACAATCAAGCACCTGTTGGAACTACACTAGCATTACTAGAAAGAAATCAAAAAGTTATGAGTGCTGTGCAATCTAGACTCCATGCTTCTATGCGTAAAGAATTTGATATTTTGGTTGGCATTGTAAAAGACTTTACAGAACCTGCTTATCCATATGAAACAGATGAAGGAGAAAGCATTAAAGCAGAAGATTTTGATAATAGAGTAGATGTATTACCAGTATCTGATCCTAATGCAGCGACAATGGCTCAAAGAATTATGCAGTATCAAGCTGCTATGCAATTGGCTCAGTCATCTCCTGATATGTATAACTTACCTGAATTACACAGACAGATGCTTAATGTATTAGGCATTGAAGATGTAGAAGATATTATTCCAGATGTAGATGATGTTAATCCAGTTGATCCAGTTACTGCGGTGCAAAACATTATTACTGGTAAACCAGTTAAAGCATTTATAGATCAAGATCATGAAGCACATATTGCAGTTATTACATCAGCACAGCAAGACCCACAAATACAACAACTTGTAGGTCAAAGTCCAAATGCTGCAAGAATACTTGCTGCAGGTTCAGCTTATATAAATGAGCATTTATCAATGCAATATAGAAAAGAAGTTGAAAGAGAGATGGGTATAGAACTTCCACCAGAAGGTGAGCCAATACCAGCAGATGTTCAGAAGCGTATATCAAGTCTTGTAGCAGAAGCAGCTAAACGAGTCTTAGGGACTTCACAAGCAGAAGCTGAACAACAACGAGTACAAGAACAACTTAAAGACCCACTGATTCAAGCTAAAGAAAAAGAAGTAGCAATTAAAGAAGCACAAGCAAAAGCTAAAATGGATATAGATGAAGGCAGATTAATGCTTGATGCTACCAAAGCTAAAACAAATGCACAGTTACAAGAAGCTAGATTACAACAAGAAGGCGAAATAGCTGGTGCTAAAATAGGACAGCAAGTTGCTAGTGATTTGCTATCACAAGAGGCTGAAAAAGAAAAAAAAGCTGTAAAAGATTTTAAAACAGGTGTTGACATAGTTAAGGATATGATTAAAGATAGCAAATAGTATGGGTAAAGATATCACCGAGCTATCACTATCAGAACATCTGAAGTTAAAGTATCGTAGTTTGATGAATGAACACGCTGATCATATTGCTACAGGAGCTTGTAAAAATTTTCCTGATTATCAAAAAATGGTTGGTGTTATCGAGGGAATTGCCCTTGCAGAACGAGAACTATTAGATTATATCGAAAGAGTTCTCGAACAATAGGAAACTCGACTCCTAAAGTCGTGCAAAAAATATGAGTAAAAAAGAAGCAGTAAACATTATAGAACCAGAAAGTGTTGATACTCCAATTGTAGATGAAGATGTAAAGAGTCAACTGCCTGAACCAAAAGGTTGGAAGATTCTTATAGCTATGCCTAGAATTGATGAAAAAACCGATGGTGGTATTATCAAAGCAACCACTACTTTAAAAGATGAAGAAGTTAGTAATATCTGTGGATATGTTTTAAAGCTAGGTGATGAATGTTATAACGACACTAAAAGATTTCCAAGTGGACCTTGGTGCAAACAAGGTGACTGGGTTGTATTTCGTGCTTACTCAGGAACTCGCATGAAAATGTATGGACAAGAATTTCGTTTAATTAATGATGACACTGTGGAAGCAGTAGTCGATGATCCAACAGGAGTAGTAAGAGCATGAGTAAAACAGAAATAATTAATGAAGAACCTAATTTTGACGAACCTGCAGTTCAAACAAAAGAAGATCAATTCTTTGGTAAACAAACTGAAATTGATAATAAAATTCCAGATAACTTAGAAGTTGAAATCATAGATGATACTCCTAAAAAAGATCAAGGGAAAAAACCTAGAGCAGAAGATGTACCAGTAGAAGTCGATGACGATGAAGTTGATAAAGAAATAGCTGATTACAGCAAAAGAGCTGCAGATCGTATAGCTAAAATTAAATACGAGTATCACGAAGAACGCAGAGCAAAAGAAGCAGCAGCAAGAGAATCTAAAGAAGCTGTACAAAGACTGCAAATCTTGATGTCTGAAAATAAAAAGCTACAAACTATGCTTAATCAAGGTGGAGAAGTCTTAAAC